AGTCTTTAGTCGTTTGTAAATAATCTTTTTTAACATCTGGATTAGCTTTTTCAAGATAAGAATGAATATCTTCTTTAGTTGCTGATTGCATTTTTTTATAAAGATTTAATCTACGACGAGAAGCATCATCAAGATTTTTTATATTTCCCTCTAAAAATCTTTTTTCTTTACCTAAATCACTTTGAAAATAGTGCATATTTTTAAATGTAGGATTTTTTAAAACATTTTCGTATTGTTCGCGTAGAGAACTATCTTTTAAGTCTTCAGCGGGATTTATTTCTAATTTTTCTAATTTTCCTGGTTTTGATATTCCTTCTAATGGGTGCAATCTGTCATAAACAAAATCACTACCCACATTATTATTGCTAAAAATATCAGCATATCGCCTCGTAAATTTATCTTTAATATTACTATAACTATTTTTGATATCTTCAGCGATTGATTTTCCACTATCTGTTAGATTACGTCCACTACTTAAGGAATTTATAATCTTTCCAGCATATTCATCTGGCTTTAATGAGGTAAATAGTTTCTTACCTAATTTAAAAGGATAAGGCAAAGTTTCTAATGCAGTATTTGCTAGTGCATTTTGACCTAAATTCTCTTTAAGCGATTGATCAGGATTATAATCGAGTGCAGTTGTTATACCTGTTCCTGTCCCTATTCTGCCAAGATAATTGGCTATTCCTTTTGCTGCTGCTGGCAATTTAGAAAGAGCTTTCAATCCGCCTAATTCTGGTTGAAGAACACTTGCTAAACCACCTGCTGTTGCCATGCCTACTGAACGAGGAGTGTAATCAGGAGATATATTAGTTAATTGTTGTTGATAATAATCATCACTACGTGCAGGAAATTTAGCAGATGCAACAGGTTTAAATCCTTCCGCATCTGGGTCAAATGAATTTTTGACAAGTGGATGTCCTTCTTTATCAGGGTCAAATTGAAAAGCCATTATGCTCTTTTCCATCCTTCAGATAATGCAACTTGTGCTCTACCAACTGGAACAGTATATCGTTTTCCTTCCCATTTACTGCCTTTAGGGCCAATCATTTCAATCGTTTCAGATTTATAATTTTCGCCCTCTTTTTTAACCGCATTCTTCACTTGTTCATTCGTGACATTATTAGAGGGTTTATTTTCATTTTCAGAAACATTCAAACGAGGTGAATAAGGTTCACCATTCATGGTTGCTTGAATGGCTTGTGGCGTAAGATATTCTTTATAACTACCTAGATTTCCTGGAATTGGTTTATCTTTATCATAATCATAAACCGGCCGTTCATTCATATACTTAAGCCATAATGGTTCATATTGTTGTGGAGTTAATCCCATTTTTCGAGCTAATTGATAAAACCCTGGACGTTCATTAATTCTTTTTGTTAATTCTTTTGTATAATTAGAAAAAGTTTTAAAAGCTGAGTCTGTCGATTCACGAGTAGGCGTAATTTTACCAAAATAATTAACATCTCTATCAGTAATATGACCGCTTGATTGCAATTGTTTTAATTGATTCCCACCAAAAGTTGTGGCACCTCTATCAAAATTTTGTGCTGCTGTAGAAAAAGCATGACCTTTTCCTACTACAGGGCCTTTCTCTAAAATATTAAGATTCTTTCTACTTGAATCCATTAATTTTACTGCTTCATTCATTGAATTAGCATGATCAGCCGATTGATTAGCTTCGCTTGATAATTTATTACCTAACTCAACATTTGCTAATGCTTGAGCTTCTCTAGTTTTATAAGCTAAAGGGTCAATTTTTTGTTGAATCAATGAATTAATATTAGGACTAGGATTAGAATTATCTTCTTGTCCTCCTGGCATTCCACCATTTAATGGATTGATATTATTCTGATTAGGATTGGGTTGATTATTCTGACCTTGATTTAAAGCATTACTATATAAATATGCTTCAGGATTTTGATAAATAGGGTTTTCTAGCTTAAATTTATTAAGTGCAGTTTCAGTAACTAACGCATTAATGGCAGCATTTGTCTTTGGCACATACATTTTATTTTCAAGCTGTTGCATGTGATTTTTCAAATTTTGTGCTGCAATCTCATTACCAGCGCCAATGGCACCTAACATTGCACCACCAGCACCAGGAGAAATAGAAGGTATATCCATAATTCACCTATCCGAATAATCCATTTTGAAACATTCTAATTCCACCACCAACTAGATTTCCTAAATTCACATTTCTCCCTTGTTCTTCATTATATCTAGCTCCCCCTAAAAATGGAGCAGCTTGTTGATAGCCAGCAGTCATTTGATTAGCAGCATTTTGACCGGAACCTATTAAGTTTTGCTGACCTTGTAAATATTGATTGTTCACTCCTAAAACTTGTGATAACCAATTATTCATGTCTGCTGATGAAATATCATGCGAATATTGTTCTCCAGCTTGCTGATAAGGTGTACTTCCTATTGTTCCTTCTGCACTAGCTTTATTAGTATTATATCTATCAGCCTGTTGCTGCAAAAATTTAGCAAAAGGAGACATCTGATAATTATTCATCAATTTATTGATAAATTCATCAGGATGTTGATATTTTGCTAAAGCATTTTCGTAATTGGGAATAGCACGTGTGCCAGCTTGATAAAAAGGATTTTGCGTATTAATGCCTTGGTTAAAGTAATTCTTATATTCATTGCCAGCAGCTTTATAAGGAGTACCGGTATCTGAAAATCCCGAAAGAAATTGCCCTAAACCAGACCCAAAATTTGTATTGGCTTGATTGCCTGGATTATCTTGATAACCAGGATAACTTTGATTTCCTGAAAACATACTAACTTCCTTGTTAGATGTAAACGATATTAGTGTTTTTGTTTACATCTTTAAAAAGTTGTAAACGTTTTCCATGCACCGGCTTGATAAATTTGAGGAGCATCTATTGTTGAATTATAAATGGTTAATCCATTTATAGGATTAATAATAGAATCTCTTTGCACGGTCGTTAATATTGGTAATTTTATACCAAATTGAGTTAAATAACCAACAAGTGAATCGATATGAGTATTCCACCATCTAACAAAATCATCACTGGCTTTATTAGTACCAGGTTCAATTAACTTGTCATAACTTGTAGGATAATCAAAATCAAGTGCCATAATTACTCCGGTAATATTTCATAATCCCATGCCGCACCAAAAATAGCGAAAGGATAATTATTAAAAAATTCTATTTTGCAAACAAATGCTTGACCTCTAACAGTTGTTCCTAATTTTCTCCACACTGTTCTAAATGTACGATCACCAACTTGTCCCATTGGAGCTTTAACTAAATATCCATATGTCTGACCACCATCTTTAGAAATAGATAAAAACACTTCTAAATCTTGTGGAACAGCATTTGACGATATTTGTTCAATCAAAATTTCATCACCACTTTCAGTTAAAATAGGGAAACCACTTTCAGTTAATAAAACTAAATTAGTTGTTTGATTTTCTAAAGCTGCAATGTTCCCTTGCAACATATCAATTTGTAATCGATTAGTTCGGATACGTTGATAACCAGAAGGAACAATAGGTCTTGGTATTCTCATGCGACGAATTGGTTCACCATCATTAGTTGAAGCAAATGAACTTGAAATAAACATAGTAGGTGATTTATAACTACCATAATAATTATTACCTAAGAAATAGCCATGAGTTTGTGCTAAATGGCGATTGCCTCTTAAATCTTCTTCCTCATGCCATTTCAAATTTTCTTCTGTACTCATTGTCGCATTAAAAACATATGTGTGATTAGCTAACGTAAAATTCAATCTATAAAATATGATTCCATTTTCTCTTGTGAGAATTCCTCTTGCATCTGCAACTCCTGTTAAAGGATTTGAAGCATATTGAGCTAATTGATTATCTAATGCAGTAGTACTTACAGGAATTGCACCAGTTCCTGTCACTTCCATTACAGCACCAAGACCATCTCTATCTTGAGATAAGAAAAACATTTTATCAAATCCAGTAGAAATACTTCCAATCGCTGGGGTGCCGTATTCCATTAATAAAATGTTATTTCTACGAAATGGTAGATTTGTTCCTATACCTGCATTTTCCCAAACTTCTATATAGAAAAGACTAAATAAAAACAAACGTCGATGCAGAGTTCTACAGCCAACTATATTTCCAGGATGCGAAGTAATCGCACCTTGTTGAAGCTGTCCAACCACTGAAACAGAATTTACACCAGTTCCAGTCGTCGTTAATGTGATAAATAATCCTGCAAAAGCATTTTGTTGAGTAGTAGCAACTTTAATATGTGTAGAATCAACAAAAATCGCATAATAAGTATCTAATGTATTTAATGGTGCTGGTGGTGTTCCAGTCGTTGAAAAAGTAATAGGAACACCAGTTTGAAAATTAGCAGTGCTCGGAACAATTAAAGTATTTGCAAATGGACCTGCAATGACTGGAGTGAACGTCGTTGTAAAACCACCCCATACTAAACCATTATTAAAACTTGATAATCTAAAGATATTTGTATTGCCTTGAGCTACGACAAAGAATCCATCTAGATAACACACATCAATTGGATTTAATGGAAAATTTGTATCTGTAATTTGTTGAAAAACTCCAGGTGTCGTCTCCCAAATATAACCATTTAATCCATCAACAAAAATAACTTGAGGAATACCAGCATTATTTGCATCAACTCCAACATATCCAGTCGCAGTATTTAATTTGCCAATCAATGAGACAGACATATTAGGTTCAATGATATAAACGCTATCACCAATTACTTCATACATATTGCCATTAAAAACAAATGTGGCACGTGAACCACCGGTTGCACCTAAAAATGTAAAATTAGAATTGATCAAACCATTCGTAGAGATTAACGAACTCTTTTTTTTACCTAATGGGTCTAAATATTCAAAGCAATTAACTGACCGTTCTGGGTCAATAGTAGTTATTCTTTCATTATTAAAACTACCAACTACTGGATAATCTTCAATCACGTTAATACGCCAAAATATTAGGCCAATAAAACGGCTCAGGAGCAGTGAGAATTACAGAAGGACGAATAGTTAAATCTGTTTCATTCGCATTTTTGAAAGTATTGTAATAATCCTGATATTCATCCTCATTTTGTTGAGGCCAATTACCAGAAGGAAAATAAGCTAAAAATTTACGCGCTAACGCATATTTAAAAAATCCATAATAATTAGGTGGTAGTTCTCCTAAATCATCTTCATTCCCTAGAGAATTTATCATTGATTTAGTTTGAATAAAAAATGGATAGGGTTGATCAGGAGATGGATAAACAGTAATAAAACTTTCTAACGGTTGTTTATCTAAAAAAATAAATCCAGGACGAGCTAATAAATTATTTAACCTCACAACACCATAATAAGTGGCTTTATTAATAATTTTTAGAGGATAAACAATCGGTTGTGAACCTGTTGGCTGAACAATATAATTTGCAAAACTTAAATCAACAATTCGATCTGCAATAATATTAGTGCCAGCAATCATATCAGAGATTGAATAAGTCGCTTGACCTACCACAAACGTTGAACTAATTGTAGTGAGATAAGGAATATAAATACTATCTGCCGCAAATTTATCAAGTAACTCATTTATTAGTTCAAGACCTGTCGTCAACATGAATGCCGTTGGCGTTTCAAAACCAACGGCTAATTCACCTAATAAATACAATGAATTTACAATAACATCATTTGTCGTCCTGACAACTTGCGGCATAGCATCGTATATCCTTTAATCCTGGCTTTTATCAGGAGTTTGACGTACTGGATAAGCAACGTGATCGATATTTTTTGTTAAAGCTTTAGCAAATTCTTGAGCGTGATAACCATTGCTAGTCATGCAAGCATCAAAATTGTAATAGCGCTCTTCCATTTTTGGTGGACGACCTGCCATTCCTTTTACGGCTGCTTGTTCTTGACGAACAAACTCATTTGCATTGCTATGTTGCTGTTCCGCCATCTTGGCTCTGTTGTTCGAAATTACATTTTCTTTTCCTGGTCTTAACGTGTAATCCTTGTTTCTCATGATTTATTCCTTTTTCATTTACTTTAGATGGATGATCAAACCATAAACCCGATGCAATTAAAGTGTTATATTCATCTTCATCGTCAATCACTTTCATCTTATGAGTAGCATGATATAAACATGTTAATTGCATTTAATATTTCCTATTAAGAAATTAATTTAGTGACATATTGTGGATGCCATAAAAAGCCGCACAAAACATCGATACGCATATAGTTTTGATAAGCATTAATGTCACCACTTTGAGTCACTGCTAGTGATAATCCAGTTTCTGGGTCAACTGACACACTTGTATAAGGAACTTGCAACTTATACAAAGGTGGGCAAACTATGTCCAATCCGCGTGAAGGATAAGCAATATTCACGTTATAATTTGGAACTACTGTAACAACTGCACCGTTAGGAATTGGATTACTTACATTCTGTAATGGATTCATCGTGTCACTAATAATTGTAGGAGCAACTGTAATCGTGACAGCACCACCAGCAGTTGAGTTTGCTGATTGTTGAATCACAAATTGGCTATTCTGACCTGTTGAACTTAGATTTAATGGGTTAATACTTTGGACACCAGCAATCGTGATTAAATCACCAGGCAAGAAATAGTTAACAATACTAGCTGTAGCACCAGCTAATACAATGACATTACCAGCCGCAACGGCACCATTAACCGTTAAAACATCACCAGGATGATTTTCAGGACCAGCCCCAGCAATGTGCTTAACAATATTTTGAGATTGGAAAATATCGAAATAAGATAAATGACCAATCGCTGATTGTCTTACAATTTCTTCGTTGAATACTGGAGTAAATTGATTTAATAACGCTGATTTTAAAGCCGAACCATCACGCACAGTCATTGCTAAATATGCGTCAGAGGAAATATTAACCCCTTGTTCTAGGAGCTTCGCGCCGGCCAAATCTACTGTGCTAAAACTATTAATTGGCGTACCTGCTGTACCTTGATAAAAATAAACTTCTTGTTCAGCAGCACGACAAATATCGCCTTCCATTTTTGAAACGATATCTTGAATAGCAGGTTGCAAAAACATCCTACTAAAATCTTCAATTCGTAATGTTAAATCTTGAACGGTATAAGCAATGAGCGCGTGGTATTGATGCGCAACAGTAATATTTTCAACTGTCTCAATAATGCTTTGTGGTGTTGCAACAGAACCATCACCGATGATGAAATTGTTTTGACGTCTAACTTGTAAAGTGTCACCGATTTTATAACCAGATGATGTGAAGTCATCTTGATATATACGTGAACCAGTTTGAATAAAAGGGGCATTGTTTGCAAACATTGCAAGCGCAGTATTGCTCACGAGTTGTGTCGTGATAAATTGATTAGGCATTTCCAGTCTCCATTAATTCCGTTTAATGGCGTGACGAAAATAAATTATTTCCATCCAGCCTTCATTTTTTTTCGCAAATCACTAATAGAAGTAGATTCGCTAATTCCATGAGAGGAAACTGGATTGTTCTTAATGTGGCCTAATGGTTTGTGAGCAGATGATGCTTGATCATTACCACCTTTAAGAGCAACCGATAGTTTTAAAACCTCTCGTGCTTGTTC